AACGTAGAGAAGATCCAAATCCAAACAGAACAGGGAAGGCAAAGAACGTGACTCAAGAATCTTATTCAAACTGGAGACAAGATATTCAACTTGATGAGTTTTTAGGTGGTAGACCTGGTGATGGATTTATTGGACATCCCAACTTGGACATTAAAAATCCTCTCGCCAAAAAACAAATTAAAAAACCTGTTCTACCAAATGCTCAGGGTGGTGGTTTAATTCAAAGAGTTGGTGCTCAGACGGGCGATGTTCGTATGCAGCAAAAATCTGCGATTGAAAATATGCGTAATTCATATCAACCAGAAGGTGAGGTTGTTGAAGGACGTGATCCTGGACCTGGTGATGCTATGCCAGGACATGCATTTTTCAAAAACGCTGCTGGAGGAATTACCACTTTAAATCAAATTGACGCTAAAATAAAAGCAAAACAAGTAGATAAGAAAAAAGGTGTTAAAGAGGAGTTTGTAGAAGAAGGCAAGAAAGATGCTTGTTACTATAAGGTCAAGTCTCGCTATTCTGTCTGGCCAAGTGCTTATGCCTCTGGTGCATTAGTCAAGTGCCGTAAAGTTGGTGCCAAGAACTGGGGCAACAAATCAAAGAAGAATGAGAGTGTAGATTATTCTAACTGGAGAGATGATTTCATTCCAACCGAATATGAAACCACCGACTTAATCAAGGCAGATCCAATTAAAGCATCACCATCAAATCTTTTAAAAATTAATGAAAAAAAAGATATACCAGCAGATGTAAAAAAAATCGCTGGTGAATTAGATGCTGCTGTTAAAATGCATAAAAGTCAAGCGAAGAGACTTAGAAAAGCTGGTATCTCTGAAGAAAATCTTGATGAGAAGTGCTGGAAGGGTTATGAAAAAAAAGGTATGAAAACGATGTTTGGTAAAAGATATCCAAACTGTGTCAAAAAGAAAAAAACCAGAAAGGAAGAAGTAGAACTTGATGAAAAGAAGGATCCCTGCTGGGATACTCACGAAATGAAGGGAATGAAGAAGAAGGGAAACCGTATGGTTCCCAACTGTGTTCGTAAAGAGCAAGTTTCTGATTGGAGATCTGAACTTAGTGAAGGTGCTGCTTGGACAAAAAAGGAAGGTAAAAATGAAAAAGGTGGACTTAATGAAAAAGGTAGGAAGTCGTATGAACGTGAAAACCCAGGAAGCGATCTTAAGAGACCTTCAAAGAAAGTTGGGAACAAGCGTAGAGCGTCTTTTTGTGCGAGAATGAAGGGTATGAAAAAGAAACTAACTAGTAAGAAGACTGCAAATGATCCTAATAGCAGAATTAATAAATCGTTGAGGGCTTGGAACTGCTGATAGTTTATGAGTGAAGTATATCTTGGTAATCCGAATCTAAAAAAAGCAAATACAGAGATTGAATTTACAGAGGATCAAGTTATTGAATTCCTCAAATGTAAAGAGGATCCTGTTTATTTTGCAAACAATTATATTAAAATCGTTTCTCTAGATGAGGGTTTGACACAGTTTCATCCCTACGACTTTCAAGAGAAACTTATTCATAACTTCCATGAAAATAGATTTAATATCTGTAAGATGCCACGACAGACTGGTAAGTCTACTACTGTGGTGTCTTATCTTCTTCACTATGCTGTTTTTAATGACAGTGTAAACATCGGTATTCTGGCAAACAAAGCAGCAACGGCAAGGGAACTACTCAGTAGGTTACAGACTGCATACGAAAACTTGCCAAAATGGATGCAACAGGGTATTATATCCTGGAACAAAGGATCCATGGAGTTAGAGAATGGCAGTAAGATACTGGCAGCTTCTACGTCTGCAAGTGCTGTCCGAGGTATGTCATTCAACATCCTCTTTCTTGACGAGTTCGCGTTCGTCCCAAATCACGTTGCTGACTCGTTCTTTGCATCTGTTTATCCTACTATTACTTCTGGTAAAAACACCAAAGTAATTATCGTATCTACCCCACACGGTATGAACCACTTCTACCGTATGTGGCATGATGCAGAGAAAGGAAAGAATGAATATATCCCTACTGATGTTCACTGGTCTGAAGTTCCTGGTAGAGATGATGAGTGGAAAGAAACTACTATTGCAAACACCTCCGAACAGCAGTTCAAAGTTGAGTTTGAGTGTGAGTTTTTAGGATCTGTCAACACTCTAATTAATCCATCAATTCTAAAAAATCTAATTTACGAAGATCCTATTCAGAAGAACGCTGGTCTTGATGTCTATGAGCAGAGCAAAGAAGAACACAATTATCTCATTACTGTTGATGTTGCTCGTGGTCTGGGTAATGATTATTCTGCATTTATCGTTGTTGACATCACAGAATTCCCTTATAAGATAGTTGCAAAATATAGGAACAACGAAATCAAACCTATGTTGTTTCCAAATATTATTCAACAAACTGCGAAGGGATATAATGATGCATGGGTTTTGGTAGAAGTAAATGATATTGGAGAGCAGGTAGCAAATATCTTACATTATGACCTTGAGTATGAAAACATGCTTATGGCGGCAATGAGAGGTCGTGCTGGTCAAGTTGTTGGTCACGGATTCTCAGGTAAAAAATCTCAGATGGGCGTTAGAACAACGGCACAAGTCAAAAAACTTGGTTGCTCTAATTTAAAAACTCTTATTGAAGATTTTAAACTTCTCACACTTGATTATGAAATTATCTCGGAGTTGACTACATTCGCTCAAAGACATAATTCTTTTGAGGCGGAGGAAGGTTGTAATGATGACCTGGCAATGTGTTTGGTTATTTTTGCTTGGTTGGTAGCACAAGACTATTTTAAAGAGATGACAGATAATGATGTTCGTAAGAGAATCTATGACGAACAGAAGAATCAAATTGAACAGGACATGGCACCATTCGGATTCTTAGATGATGGCATTAATGATATGACATCTTTTACTGATGATCAAGGAGACCGTTGGCACACTGACGAATACGGTGATCGTTCATATATGTGGGATTACATGTAATGGACTTAGATGATCAGATTGAATTAGAACATATACTTTTAACTGAACGTAAATGTAGAGTTTGTGGTAAAGTAAAGAATTTGATTGATGGATTTTATTTGACAAGAAAAGGAAGAGGTGCTTTACCATCGGCATACTCCTATGAGTGTAAGTCTTGTACTATTGACAGGGTAAAGAATAGTAAAGGGTGTAGTAATGTTTGGGAATATCCAGATTGGTAAGGTTCACGCACCGTTTCCCCGCTGAAAAGTGTTTTTTCAATAAATAATTTCAGATAAATTCTGGATTGGGAGCACTTAAAGATGCCACTTAACCTAGCATCTCCTGGAATTGTAATTAGAGAGGTTGACCTTACAGTTGGAAGAGCAGATGCCACTAGCGGTGCCGTTGGTGCTCTGGTTGCACCTTTCGCTAAGGGACCTGTTGAAGATCCAATTCTCATTACCGATGAGGGTGGATTATTAAAGACTTTCGGAGAGTCTTACAATAGCAGTAAGCACTACGAGTACTGGATGGTAGCATCTTCGTACCTTGCTTATGGCGGAAATATGCGTATCGTCAGAGCAGATGACGATAGCCTTACTAATGCTTATGTTGGCGCTGCTAACAGCATTAAAATCAAGAGCACCGAGCACTACGGTCAACTTGGTTATCAAGACAATACTATCACCAACGTAACCTTTGCTGCTAAGAACCCTGGTTCTTGGGCGAATAACCTTAAGGTTGCTATTCTTGATAGCAGAGCAGACCAAATCATCTCTGGTGTTGTAACCAATACTGCTGCTTTGGCAGTTGGTTATGGTGTAACTCAGACTGTTGATGGAACTCTTCCTAAAGCAGACGGAACAACTGTAGCACTTGATGGTCACCTCAAGGGTATCATCACCGGTATCTCTGGTGACGGAAGTTCTTCTTCTCCTTATGAGATTGAAGTTAAAGTTCTTTCTCACGTTTCTGCTGCGAGCACAGAAACTGAGGTTGACTATCAAGCAGGTGGTCTCTACAAGTTTGATGCATCTAGACTTCTGTCATTCCACAATGGTGGATCTGGTGCTGGTACTACTACGACCTTCAACACACCTTCAGACTGGTTTGATCAGCAAGAGATTGTACTGACTGGTCCAAACATCAAGTGGAATAACGTTGTTGAAAGACCTGGTACTTCAGATTACGCTGCTGCTAGAAACTCTAGATTTGATGAAGTTCACGTTCTTGTATATGATGACAAGGGTGAAGTAACCGGTAACGCTGGAACACTTCTTGAGAAGCACATTGCTCTCTCCAAAGCAAAGGATGCCGAGTATTCTCTCGGAAGTCCTGCTTACTGGAGATCTTACCTGTATACCAACTCCGATAACCTCTTCGGTGGTTCGGCACCTGCTGGTATTGTAACTTCTCACTTCAGCACTGGATTCACCCAAGGTTCTGATACTGGTTGGGATCAAAACGCTCAAGGCATCAAGTTTGCTGGTATTGGCAACACGACCCTGACTCTGGGTGGTGGTAAAAACTATGATGATGGCACTGACACTTCAGCAACTAACGCATTCGTACCTGAACTCAATAAGTTGGTAACCGGTTATTCTCTCTTTGAGAATGCTGATAACTTTGAGGTTGATTTCCTCCTCATGGGTTCTGGTAACCACACTGAAGCAAAAGCACAAGCACTTGCTAGCAAGTTGATTGCTGTTGCCGAGGCAAGACAGGATGCTATCGCATTCATCTCTCCTTACAGACAAGCATTCCTTAACGATAGTGCTGTCGGAACTGTAACCGTCAATAGTGACTCTACAATCACCGACAACCTTGTTGCTTTCTATGGTCCAATCACTTCTTCCTCCTACGGAGTATTTGATAGTGGTTACAAGTACATGTATGACCGTTTCAATGATACTTTCCGTTATGTCCCTCTGAATGGAGACATCGCTGGTCTGTGTGCTAGAAACGATCTGACTCAGTTCCCATGGTTCTCTCCTGCTGGTACTGCCAGAGGAGCTATTCTGAACGCAGTCAAACTGCCATACAACCCAAGCAAAGTACAAAGAGACACCCTGTATTCTAACAGAATCAACCCTGTCATCTTCTCTCCTGGTGAAGGAATTGTCCTCTTCGGAGACAAGACCGGCATGGCAAAATCGTCTGCCTTTGATCGTATTAATGTTCGTAGATTGTTTATCTTCTTAGAAGATGCAATCGCTGCTGCTGCAAGAGATCAACTCTTTGAATTCAACGATGAAATTACGAGAACTAATTTCGTAAATATTGTTGAACCATTCCTCCGTGACGTTCAGTCTAAGAGAGGCATCTTTGATTATGTCGTTGTTTGTGATGAAACAAACAACACCGCTGCCGTCATTGACAACAATGAGTTTGTCGCTGACATCTTCATCAAACCTAACAGATCTATTAACTTCATCGGTCTCACCTTTGTCGCTACTAGAACTGGCGTTTCGTTCAGCGAAGTCGTCGGTAACGTCTGATAAAGTCTCATATTATTAATCACTTAGAGGTTAACTCAAATGGCAACTAGAAACCAACTCAACCCACCCCCACTAAGAAAGATTACTGACTTCAAGAGCAAGTTATCTGGTGGCGGTGCACGTTCAAATCTGTTTGAATGTGAACTTTCTTTCCCTGATGCCGTATCGGTTGAAGGACTGAACGATATCCTCAATAAGGCAAGATTCTTGACAAAGGCAGCAAACCTGCCTGCCTCGAATGTTGCCCCAATTGAGGTTCCATTCAGAGGAAGAATGCTCAAGATTGCAGGTGATCGTACTTTTGACACCTGGACAATCACCGTTATCAACGACACTGATTTCTCCATTCGCTCTGCTTTTGAGAAGTGGATGAACACAATTAACCGTGTCTCTGATAACACTGGTGTAACCAACCCAGCAGATTATCACGCTGATGCCTATGTCTATCAACTTGATAGAAACGGCGATACCCTGAGAAAGTATCACTTCTACGATGTGTTCCCAACTCAGGTAACTGCTATTGAACTTGGATATGACCAAGGTCAAAACATTCAAGAATTCCAGGTTGAACTTCAAGTCACCTGGTGGGAAGCAGTTAGAGGCAGTGGTGCTAATTCTGGCGGGGAAAACATCAACTAAATAGTCAATAATAAGTCAATAATTTTATAAGATGGCTCGCCTTTTTGGTTTTTCACTTGATGATGTAATTAAAAAGTCACCTACGGTTATCTCCCCCGTTCCTCAAAATAATGAGGACGGGGTTGATAATTATATTAGTAGTGGATTTTATGGTTCTTACCTTGATATTGAAGGTGTCTATAGAACTGAACATGACCTGATCAAAAGGTATCGTGAAATGGCACTTCATCCTGAAGCGGATGGTGCTATTGAAGATGTTGTAAATGAAGCAATCGTTAGTGATCTATATGATTCTCCAGTAGAAATTGAACTCTCCAACTTAAACTGCACAGAGAGATTAAAGCAGATTATCAGAGCAGAGTTTAAATATATCAAAGAGTTGTTAGACTTTGACAAGAAGTCTCACGAAATTTTTAGGAATTGGTATGTTGATGGTAGAGTATATTACTTAAAAGTAATTGATCTTAAAAATCCTGGAGCAGGTATTCAAGACCTGAGATATATTGATCCGATGAAGATCAAGTATGTCCGTCAAGAAAAAAAGATGGACAAGAGGGGTCTTGCTGTTCAGAATACGTCTTCAGTAACTCAACGAGGTAAAGAGGCACCTGTCATTGAACCTGAGATTGAAGAATACTTCCTGTACACTCCAAAGAAAAATTATCCAAGTGGAACTTTCTCTGGTGCAGGTGGTAAGAAAGATTCTGTAAAGATTGCCAAAGATGCAGTTTCATATTGTAGTTCTGGTCTTGTAGATAGAAACAAAGGAACTGTTCTTTCTTATCTTCATAAAGCAATCAAGGCACTCAATCAACTTAGAATGATTGAGGATTCTCTGGTTATTTACAGATTATCCAGGGCACCAGAACGTCGTATTTTCTATATTGACGTTGGTAATCTTCCAAAAGTAAAAGCAGAGCAATACCTCAAAGAGGTTATGTCTCGTTACAGAAATAAACTTGTTTATGATGCTGGCACTGGAGAAATCCGTGATGACCGCAAGTTTATGTCTATGATGGAAGACTTCTGGTTACCACGTAGAGAAGGTGGTCGTGGAACTGAGATCACTACCCTGCCTGGTGGACAGAATCTGGGAGAACTCTCTGATATTGAATACTTTCAGAAGAAACTCTATAGGGCACTTGGTGTTCCAGAATCCAGAATTGCTGCTGATGGTGGTTTCAACCTTGGTCGCTCTTCTGAAATTCTGCGTGATGAACTGAAGTTTGCCAAGTTCGTTGGTCGTCTGAGAAAGCGTTTCTCTGTACTATTTAACGATATGCTCAAGACTCAACTGATTCTGAAGAATGTAATTACTCTTCAGGATTGGGAAGAGATGGGTGATCATATTCAATATGATTTCCTATATGATAATCAGTTTGCCGAACTCAAAGAATCTGAGATGATTCAAAGTAGACTGACTAATCTCGCAACTATTGAACCTTATATTGGCAAGTTCTATTCTACTGAATATGTAAGAAAGAAAGTTCTTCGTCAAACTGATCAGGAAATTATTGAGATTGATGCTCAGATTGAAGATGAGATTGCAAAAGGTATCATTGCAAATCCAGCGGCAGTTGATCCTGTTACCGGACAACCATTACCTCAAGGACAAGATTTGGGTAATGTTCCTACTGACGAAGATCCTGATGATAATGCAGATAGATATACTGAAGCAGACGGAAAAGCAGCAGAGATATAAATAGAACATATACATCATTTTTTCATGGAAAATAGTATTGTAGATTTGATTGCACAGGATTCTTCTGCGGCGGATGTTTCCGACGCAATTAAAAATTCTTTGTATGCGAAAGCTGCTGAAAGAATTGACGCTGCAAAACCATATGTAGCAACTTCAATGTTTGATGAACCTATAGAAGGTGAAGTCGAAGTTGAAGATGAAATAACTCAAGACTCACAAGAGGATCAAGAATAATGGGACGTATATTACTTAAAGGAAGTGAAGCAACAGTGCCTTTGGTAGCTGCTGCATCCAGTTTTAGTGAAGCGACTGTTGTTCGTCTTGCTAATCCAAGTGATACTGATCGTGTTATTACTGTCACTGAGACTAGAGGCGGAACGACTGTTGGTACCTTTACTCTTATGGCGAATACCACTGAGTTCTTAGAAAAACAACCTACCCACGTTGTTTTTGTTGCTGGAGGCACTGACTGTAAGGGTGTAAAAGTAGGATTTACCGCATAAAAAAATGAAACTCATCACAGAAGAAATTTCGGACATTCAAATTATCACCGAAGGTAAAGGTGCTAAGAAAAGAATGTGCATTGAAGGTGTATTCCTCCAAGGCGAAATCAAAAATCGCAACGGAAGAATGTATCCCATTCAGACCCTTGCTAACGAAGTAAATCGTTATAACGAAAGTTTCGTTCGTAAAGGTCGTGCTCTGGGTGAGTTGGGACATCCCGATGGTCCTACCGTAAACCTTGACCGCGTTTCTCACAAAATTACCTCACTTGTTCAAGAAGGTAACAACTTTAGAGGTAAAGCACAACTCCTTGATACCCCTATGGGTAAGATTGCACAATCTCTGATTGGTGAAGGAGTAATGCTTGGCGTTTCTTCTCGTGGTGTAGGTTCACTCCGCATGACCAATGAAGGTCATAAAGTTGTCGGTGAAGATTTCATGTTAGCAACTGCTGCTGATATCGTTGCCGATCCTTCTGCACCTGATGCTTTTGTTCAGGGAATTATGGAAGGAAAAGAGTGGGTTTGGGATGGTGGAATCCTTCGCGAACAACTCGCAGAAAAGACTCAGAAGAGAATTAACACTCTTGTAGACCAAAAAACCCTTGACGAGCATAAGTTACAGTTATTCAACGATTTCTTATCAAATCTTTGATTTATAAATAAATATAGATTATACCAAATTAATCGATACAAATGTCCGCTGATAGCAACTTACAGGAAATGGAAAACGCAGTAACTAAAGGAGCTGCTCCCGCTGAACCAATGCAGGCAGGTGGTGTTCCTTACGAAGATCTCGGAGGTCCAACTCCTGAGAACTCCAGACCAGACGACGACTCTAACAAACTCAGAGAGCCTGGTGCTACCCTTAAGCAAGTTAAGGATGTAGTAAATGCTAAGGCTGCTCCTGCTGAAGAAGTAGAAGTAGATGAGGATCAAGAAGTTGTTGCTGAAGCTGAAGAAGAGACCGCTGAAGAAGTAGTATCTGAAGAAGAGACTACTGAAGAAGAGGTTGTAGCTGAAGCAGAGGAAACCACTGAAGAGGAAATCATCCAAGAAGAGGAGATTGACATCGAAGGCGATGTTCAGGCTCTGCTTGAGGGTGAAGAACTCTCTGAGGAGTTCCAAGAAAAAGCACGCACCATTTTCGAAGCTGCTATTAAGACAAAAGTTTCTGAGATCAAAGAAAATCTTGAGACTGCTTACGAGCAGGCACTCGTAGAAGAAGTTCAAAATATCAAAGAAGCACTGGAAGATCGCATCGACGGTTATCTTGAGTATGTTGCCGACGAGTGGATTCAAGAGAATGCACTTCAAGTTGAGCAAGGTCTCAAGACCGAGATGACCGAATCTTTCCTTGAGGGTATGAAGACCCTTTTTGAAGAACATTATGTAACCATCCCTGAAGATAGATATGATGTGCTTGAAAGCATGGTAGATAAATTAGATGAAATGGAGTCTAAACTCAACGAGCAGATTGACCGCAATGTTGCTCTTAATCGTAGATTAGCCGAATCCACTTCTGACGTAATTTTCGCAGAAGTTTCCGAGGGACTCGCTGAGACCCAAAAGGACAAGTTCGCTTCTCTCGCTGAAAATGTTGAGTTTGAAAGTGAGGCAAACTATCGTGAGAAGCTTGTAACCCTGAGAGGTTCTTACTTCCCAGAGGAAACTAGCACTCAGAGAGATCATACTGAGACCATCTCTGAAGGAACCGCTGCTGTAGAGTCGGCTTCCGTCTCTCCACTTATGGAATCCTACATGAAGACTCTTGGTAGAGTCTCTAAAAAGTGATTTTTAAATTATAGTTCAAACTAACTTTTAAAACGAGGTACAATTCAAATGCAAATGCCTTCTAACGAGGTACTGCAGGAGAAGTGGGCACCCCTTCTGGACTACGAAGGTCTTGATAGTATCAAGGACAATCATCGTAGAGCAGTAACTGCTCAACTCCTGGAAAACCAAGAAATCGCTCTTCGTGAGGAAAGAGACTTCCTCACCGAAGCTCCAACCAACGCTGTTGGTAACGGAGGTTTCACCTCCCAAGGTGGTCAAACCGTTGCTGGTTTTGACCCTGTTCTGATCTCCTTGATCAGACGCTCTATGCCTAACCTGGTCGCTTATGACCTCGCTGGCGTACAACCAATGACCGGTCCTACTGGACTGATCTTCGCGATGCGTTCCCGCTACAAGACTCAGGACGGAACCGAAGCCCTGTTCGACGAAGCAGATACCGCATTCGCTGGTCAGAACAACTCTGTCAACCTCACCAACGGATTCACCGCTGGTAGCGTTGGTATGGGTACAACTGGTCAGTCTGGTTCTAACCCTGCCGCTCTGAACCCAACCTCGGGTATCAACGGTTCTACATACTCTGTTGGTCAGGGTATGCGTACAGACGACGCTGAAGATCTTGGAAGCAGCACTTCCGATACCTTCAACGAAATGGCATTCTCGATTGAGAAGGTCACCGTTACTGCTAAGAGCCGTGCTCTGAAAGCAGAATACTCCCTGGAACTCGCCCAGGACCTCAAGGCAATCCACGGTCTGAATGCTGAAGCCGAACTGGCTAACATTCTCTCCACTGAAATCCTTGCGGAAATCAACCGCGAAGTCATCAGAACCATCTATCGTGTTGCTGAGCAAGGTGCTTCCACCAACGTTGCAACATCCGGTGCTTTTGACCTCGACGTTGACTCCAACGGTCGCTGGTCTGTTGAGAAGTTCAAGGGACTTATCTTCCAGATCGAAAGGGACGCCAACGCGATTGCCCAGCGCACTCGTAGAGGCAAGGGTAACATGATCATGTGCTCTGCAGACGTTGCTTCCGCACTGACCATGGCTGGTGTACTTGATTACACCCCTGCCCTTAACGCTAACCTGAACGTTGATGACACCGGTAACACCTTCGCTGGTGTTCTTGCTGGTAAGTATCGCGTTTACATCGATCCATATGGTGCTAACAGTGCCGCCGATCAGTACTACGTTGCTGGTTACAAGGGTGCTTCCCCATATGACGCTGGTCTCTTCTACTGCCCATACGTTCCTCTTCAGATGGTTCGTGCCGTTGGTCAGGACACCTTCCAGCCTAAGATCGGATTCAAGACTCGCTACGGCATGGTTGCCAACCCATTCGCTCAGGGTACAACCGTCGGTGCTGGTGCTCTTACCCAGAACACCAACCGCTACTACCGTCGCGTCAAGGTTCAAAACCTCATGTGATCACGGTTCACATATTTCTCTGGGGGTCGCAAGACCCCCTTTTTTTGTCTAAATATATTGAAGGACCAAAAAATATTAATGAAAACCTTTAAGCAATTTGTTGCTGAAGCACCTAAAAGTACACCACCAGTGTATTCTGCGGCAGATATTCAACGTGCTTATGGTGTGGCACCCAGAACTAGTGATGGTAGAGGTGCCAGATCAACTGTTGCTGGTCTTTCCGGACCACCAAGCAATAGAGTTGGTTCAGTCAACAGAGACATGAATCGCTTTGCCAATACGAGAGGATGGCAATCTGCTATCGGAAGAGCAGAGCATGGTGGTAAAGATGATCAATATAATGTGATGTATGGTGGTGGAAAGTTTGATACCACAAAAGGTCATCCGGATACTGTTGTAAGTGGTGGAGGAGGTCCTTCTAGTGCCGCTGCTGGTAAATATCAGTTTATGCCTTCGACTTGGAAAGGAGTAACTGGTAATCTCAAAACACCTATGTCTCCAGGTAATCAAGATAAAGCAGCAACAAAACTTCTTAGAGGAAGAGGAGTTAATCTTGATAGACCTATGAACCCTTATGCTGTTAGTAGAGCAGGAAAAGAATGGGCATCCTTACCAAATCTATCCGGCAAAAGTCACTATGGTCAACCAGTAAAACCATATTCAACTGTTAGAAACTGGTTTAATCAGAAAAAGAAACAGGAACTTGGTCTAGATTATCGTGATGCTCCTGGTGCAAATTACGCGAGGTAATCAGTATGACTGTTTCACAATTTAGAAACCAAATACAAAACAGGAATTTCCTTTCTCCCGCTGGGTTCAATTTCACTCTCGCAAAGGAACCAAAGGTATCTTTCTTTTGCACGAGTGCCACGATTCCAGAAATTAGTCTGGGGGTAGCAAAGCAACCTTCTTATCTCAAGGATCTTGATATTCCAGGTGAGAAGTTGACATATGGAGATCTTACACTAAGGTTCTTGGTGGATGAGGATATGTCAAACTATATGGCAATTCACAACTGGTTAACTGGTCTTGGATTCCCCGAAACAACTCAAGACTTCAAAGATTTGGTTACTGACTCTGATGGAATCCATGACATGGAAGAGCAGTTTAGTGATGGTTCTCTTATCATCCTGAACAGTAATTACAGAGCGAATACAATTGTCAAGTTCAAGAATCTATTTCCGATTGGATTGACCTCTCTTGACTTTGACACTACTGTTACGGACATCCAGTACTTTACAGCACAGGCAAGGTTCAAGTATACTGTATATAATATCCTTGATCAGGACAACAGAACTCGCTTATGATGGACCTTGACAAAATTCAGGAGATGTGGCAGAAAGATTCTGTCATTGACCCTGATAATCTGCATGATGAGTCATTAAAGATACCGCAACTTCATTCTAAGTATTATACAATCTACAATACACTCACACTTCTCAGAGAAAAGGCAAGAGACTCTTATAGAAAGGTAAAACTTGAACGGTATAACTACTATACAGGAAAGGCACCTGCTGAGGTTTATGAGAAAGAACCGTTTGACTATAAGGTTCGGGAGAAAGACGCCATACAGAGGCATCTAGACGCCGATGAGAAACTCACTACAATTGATTTGAAGATTCGTTATTACGATGTACAGTTAAAATTTCTAGAAGAGATTATCAAAACTGTCGCTAACAGGACCTTTCAAATCAAAAATGCAATTGAGTGGCAAAAATTCCAAGCAGGTTTCTAATGGATGACGACTGGGTTTATCAAGATGAAGAGTT